CTCGGACCGGTTGGCGGTGCAGCTCGAACAGCGACTGAGGGCCCGGCTGGCTGGGCGTGGTTCGACGCTCTGGCGGCTGACCTGGAAGCGGCATCTTACGCCGTCACGGCGGCCGATCTGCCGGCTGCGGGCATCGGCGCGCCGCACATCCGCCAGCGGCTATTCTTCGGCGCCGTCGACTTGGACGCAATCACTCGCGGGTTGGGCGACGGCCTCGGCGAGGGATCACAAGGACGGATCGGAATGCCGGTCGGTGCCGATCAATGCGCTGCTCGGCCGACAGGTCTGGCTGGCGGGTTGGCCGACGGCGATGGCGGGCTCGCCCGCCACGAAGCGATACAACGCGGCCGGCAACACCGATGCGAGCCGCAGGACGGTGAAGCTGGTGGACTGGTCGATGGCGCCGACCCTGGCGGGGCCAATGCGACGGACGGCGTCTGGCGAGATCCGGACTGGCTCCTCTGCCGCGATGACCGCTGGCGGCCCGTTGAGCCCGGAACATTCCCGCTGGCTGATGGGCTACCCGGTCGCATGGGGCTGCTGCGGGGCTACGGCAATGCGATCGTTCCGTCGCTCGCGGCGGAATTCGTGACGGCGTTTCTGGAGAGCCTGCGATGAAGCAGAGCCGCATCATGTCGATGGCCGAGGCGGCGGCAAACGTTGTCGTTGGCTACGTTTTGGCCGTCGCCACGCAGATCATCGTGTTCCCGTGGTTCGGGATCGAGACGGGGCTCACCGAACATCTGACCATCGGCCTTGCCTTCGTCGGCGTCTCGCTGGCGCGCGGCTACCTGCTGCGACGACTGTTCGAGCGTTGGCGATAGCGCCGGGCATCACACATCGGCGGGCTCGACTGCCGTAATGTAGGCGGGGCCTGCATTCCACGAACCCTCATCAAGGGTCCAGAAGGCGTCCTCCATGTCGGCCAGCGCCACGAATGCGACGGCTTGCGCCGCCTCCGGGGACAGTGCCTCGACGGTCACGCAGGTGCTTTCGGTGACGGCACGGGTGATCTTGACCCTGTACCGCGGCATCAGACGGCGTCCTCGATGCGGTAGCAGCGCCCTTTTCCTTCGACTTTCTCCGAGGTGACGGTCAGACCGAGCTTTTTCTTAAGCGCGCCGGCAAGCGCACCCCTCACCGTGTGCGGTCTCCAGTCCAAGGCCGCGACCATCTCGTCGATGGTCGCGCCGCCCTCGGTGCGGAGCATCTCGATCAGCTTCGCCTGCTTGGTGCCTGTGCGCGGCGTGCGCGCCTTGGGCGCGGGGTCGGTCTCGGCGGGAGCGTCCTGCGAGGCCTCCGCGCTCGGCGCCCCGTTGGCGTCCGTGGGCGCGCTGTCGCCGCCTTCCGGCTCGACGCCGATGGCGGCGCGGCCCGCGTCGGTGATGTGCAGGAGGATGGCGCGGCCGTCCTCGTCGTTGCGCCAGATGCGGTTGAGCGCGGCGTCCGCCTTGGTCTGGCTGTCGGTCGTGGTCTCGGCGATCAGCCCGCGGGAGAGGAGCGCGCCGACCACCTTGGCGGCGGCGCCGCCGCGGAGCGAGCCGGGGAGCGGCAGGAGGTTGCGGTCCTCGCGCTGCGCGGCGGCGCTGAGGATCACGAGTTGGGTGTCGGAAAGCTTGGTCATGGGGTCGTCTCCGTATTCGGGCCCGCGTCATGCGGCGCCTTCTACGACCCCGAGCCGCGCAGGGGGCGCGGCGGGAGTTCCGGCAGTGCCGGAGGTCAGCGGGCGTGCTCGCCTTCGCCGAAGGCGTTGTCGGTGATGCGCTTCAGGAGGCTTGCGTAGTGTTCGAGGGTGCCGACCATGGCCCAGCCCACCTCGTCGGGGTGGCAGTTGAAATGGTCGTCGCTCAGCGTCTGCAGCCGGGCGAGCATCTCGTCGATCTCGGTCTTCTTGCCGATGAAGGCGGCCAATGCCGCCTCCTTGTTCCTGCGCGCCTTCTCGGCGCGGGGCTCAAAGCGCGGGGTGGTGATCGGGTTCAGGCGCGCGGTCATCGTGGCGGCTCCTTGGTGAGTTGCATCGTCCTTGTGGGATCGACGTTCGCTCCAGGCGCCCGGCTTATCAACTCGATAAGCACATGACTTTGAATGATAATCGGAGCCGTCGATGCAGGGCATGAGCGAGCGCCAGTACGCCGCCCGTGTCGGGCTGTCGCGCGGCGCGATCCAGAAGGCGAAGGCTGCCGGCCGGCTCGTCCTGTACGAGGATGGCAGCATCGATGCCGCGGCTTCGGACAAGCGGCGTGCAGAGACGACCGACCCGTCGAAGACCCGCAAGCCGCCCGCTCCGAAGCTGAAACCCGTGCCCGAGGCCGCTGTCGCCGCCGTGGGCGACACGCTGCGGGAGCAGGGATTGACCGCGCCTGCCGTCGGTGGCGGTACGACCTTCCTGCAGGCCAAGACCGCGAACGAGGTGCTGAAGGCGCAGGAGCGGCGCATCCGGCTCCAGAAGCTGAAGGGGGAGCTGGTCGATCGCGCCCGGGCGGAAACGCTGATGTTCCGGCTCGCGCGCGACGAGCGCGACGCGTGGGTGACCTGGCCGGCGCGGGTCGCCGCGCTGATGGCCTCGGAACTCACCGCGGCGCTGGGGGACGCGTGCGAGGTGGAGGCGGCGCTGATGCAGAAGGTTCTGGAGGCTCATGTCCGCGCCCAGCTCGACAGCCTCGCGGAGATCCGACCCGGGCTTGGGTGACGATCTTGTCGGGTTCGACGGGTCCGCCGCGCTGATCCGTGCCTGGTCGCGGGGCCTGCGTCCAGACCCGGATCTGAACGTCTCGAGCTGGGCCGACCGCCACCGGAAGCTCGCCTCGCGCGCCTCGGCCGAGCCCGGGCAATACCGCACCGCGCGCACGCCCTACATGCGCGAGATCATGGACCGGCTCTCGCCCGGCGATCCGACGCAGCGGATCGTGTTCATGAAGGCGGCGCAGGTCGGCGCAACTGAGGCCGGCAACAACTGGATCGGCTTCGTGATCCATCAGGCGCCGGGGCCGATGCTCGCGGTCCAGCCGACCGTGGAACTGGCCAAGCGCAACTCGCGCCAGCGGATCGATCCGCTGATCGACGAAAGCCCCGAGCTGCGGGAGCGCGTGAAGCCCGCGCGGTCCCGCGATGCCGGCAACACGATGCTGTCGAAGGAGTTCGCCGGCGGCATCCTGATCATGACGGGGGCGAACTCGGCGGTCGGGCTGCGCTCGACCCCGGCGCGCTACATCTTCCTCGACGAGGTCGACGCCTATCCGGCCTCGGCCGACGAGGAAGGCGACCCGGTCACGCTGGCGGAAGCCCGGTCGCTGACCTTCGCCCATCGGCGCAAGGTGTTCCTGGTGTCGACCCCGACGATCCGCGGGCTCTCCCGGATCGAGCGGGAGTTCGAGGCATCCGATCAGCGGCGCTACTTCGTGCCGTGCCCGCATTGCGACGCGATGCAGTGGCTGAAGTTCGACCGGCTGCGCTGGGAGAAGGGGCGCCCGGAGACGGCCGAGTATCTCTGCGAGGGTTGCGACCGGCCCATCGCGGAGCACAACAAGACGAGGATGCTCGAGCGCGGCGAGTGGCGGGCGACCGCCACCGCCACCGATCCGACCACGGTCGGCTACCACCTCTCGGCGCTCTATTCGCCGGTGGGCTGGCTCAGCTGGCAACGGATCGCGCGATCGCATGAGGCGGCACGGGGCAGCGACGAGGCGATGCGGGCGTTCCGGAACACCATTCTAGGCGAGACGTGGATGGAGACCGGCGAGGCGCCCGACTGGCAGCGGCTGGCGGACCGGCGTGAAGCGTGGTCCCCGGGCACGGTCCCGGAGCGGGGGCTGTTCCTGACCGCGGGCGCCGACGTTCAGAAGGACCGGATCGAGGTCGATGTATGGGCCTGGGGCCGGGGCCTGGAAAGCTGGCTCGTCGATCATCTCGTGCTCGAAGGCGGGCCCGGCGATCCGGCCTGCTGGCAGCAGCTGACCGACCTGCTGGGGCGGACATGGGCGCACGCCTCAGGCCAGACGATGACGCTCGCCCGGCTCGCCATCGACACGGGCTATGAGACCAGCGCGGTCTATGCCTGGTCGCGCCAGGTGGGCTTTGCGCAGGTCGCGCCGGTGAAGGGCGTCGAGGGGTTCACGCGATCGAGTCCGGTGACCGGGCCGACCTACGTCGATGCGACAGTCGCGGGCAAACGGCTCCGGCGCGGCGCCCGGCTCTGGACCGTGGCGACCTCGACCTTCAAGGCCGAGACCTATCGCTTTCTGCGGCAGGACCGGCCGACGAGGGAAGAACAGGCGGCGGGCGCGCTTTGCCCGCCCGGAACGATCCATCTGCCGGACTGGGCGGACGGCGAATGGCTGAAGCAGCTGACCGCCGAGCAGCTGGTGACGGTGCGGACGAAACGCGGCTTCGCCCGGCTCGAATGGCAGAAGCTTCGCGAGCGCAACGAGGCGCTGGACACCCGGGTCTATGCCCGCGCGGCGGCGTGGATCGCGGGGGCTGATCGCTGGCCGAAGGCGCGGTGGGCCGAGCTGGAAGCGCAGCTCGGGGTGGCGAAGCAGGACGTGCCAACGGACGGCGCGGCGATG